GGTCGATTGCTATATGAATAGATCCGAGCTTGCTAAAGTCATGGGCATTGATAATCGCGCAATGGGTTGGCGTTTACGTGCAATCCGCGACCGACTGCCTCAGGCGATAGTTAGCAAGATAGGGGAAAAGTACAAGCTGGTTGGGTTCGATCTTGATGGAGTCAGTCACGAGGACGGCGTGACTAAAGCAGAAGAAGCAGCAAAGCCAAAGGTCAAGAAAGTAGAAGTTCAAACTGGATTCACTCTTGCTGATGCAATTGCGCGTCAAGCGAGAATTAACAACTTGTTTAAATCAACAATGGAGATGGTGGCATGAACTTAGTAGAACTGCAAAATAAAATTCACAAACAAAACGTTGAAATGGGATGGTGGGATGCGCAGCGACCGTTTAGCACTTTTGTATGCCTGTTTCATTCCGAGCTATCAGAGGCAATGGAAGGAGATCGCAAAGGCTTGATGGATGACCACTTGCCAAAATACCCAATGTTTCAGGTTGAGCTGGCTGATTTTGTAATTCGTTGTCTTGATTGGCTTGGCGCAAAAGGCAATTGTGACTTAGATTACTCAGTGACGAGTGCTGATGGCCGTGGTGTTTGTGAAGTGTTGGCAACTCTACACTCACTGGTTAGCTGCGCTTATGATGAGAGAGAGCTTGCTGTAGAGCACATTGTTGACGCAGTGCGTGTTGCATTTAGTTTCTCTTTTAATAATAATTTCGACCTACACCAAATCATCCTAGAAAAAGTCGAGTACAACAAACACCGCGCAGACCATAAGCGAGAAAATCGCGCCAAGGATGGCGGCAAAAAGTATTAACCACCAAAGCCGCTAAATGCGGCTTTTTCTTTGCGCGCAATTCGGTGCTATACTTTCGCAATAACCATCGAGGGCGAAATATGTCACTAATCCCACAAGACCCACTATCACCAACAATCACGGCTAACAGCTATCTTTCACTGGCAGAATGGCAAGCTCGCGCTGTTGCGCTTGGGTTGCCCGAACCAACAGAAAGCAAAATTCTAACCGGAATGCTTTACGTTGATACGTCAAACTTCAAAGGCGAAACGGTTGTCCCATTTCAAGGCACTGCATGGCCGCGAGTTGGCGTGTCGGTTTTTCATGCTGGCAAGCTTGTTGAATACGATAGCGCAACGGTTCCGCAGCAAGTGATTGACGCTGTTTTGTATGTCTCTGCCGAGGATGATGTTTATCAGACAACGCAAGGCGGCAAGCGAGTTTTGCGCAAGAAAGTAGACGTGTTAGAAACTGAATACGCAGACGATGGCGTTAACGCAGCAGCATTCAAGCGCGTATCGAAAGCCGATGCCTTGCTGTCGATGTTTACTGTCAGCAAGCGTCCTTCACAGATTGTTTATGCGGTGTAACTTATGACGCAAACCTACGAACAAGAATACCGCGAAACGCTGACCACGCTAAAAGAGGATGGCTTTGCAGTCACACTAATCAAAAAAGGCACTGGCGGCAGCGATGAATATGACGACAACGGCGATCTAATTCCTGCCGCGCCTGATGTGCTGTTTGAGGGTTATGGCATTACAACGCAGTTCAAAGCGTTTTACATCGCTCAGGGCATTGCAAAAGCAGGAGACTGCCAGTTGATGTTCTGCCCTAGCGAAATGACACCTGAGTATATCGCGCTGCATGATTCTCTAAGTGGCGATAGTGATGCGAAGGTGTTTGCGTTAGTCGATGGCAAAGAGTGGCGTGTGAAAGGCGGTAGCGAGCTTAAAATCACTTCAACGCAGATTTTCACCAAGTTGCATTTGACGAGGTAAGAGCATGGGCTGGAGCAAAGACCTACAGAAAATCATTGAGCGCGATAGGCTGAACGCTGAGAAGATGCTTATTGCTGCTGGCATTCAGGGCTTTAATACAGCAGTGATTAAAACGCCTGTCGGAAACCCTGATTTGTGGAAATCACCACCACCTAAAGGCTACGTAGGCGGCCAACTTCGAGCTAACTGGCGCGTGTCATTTGATCGTGTGGATTATTCGATAAAGGACACGACAAACTTTGCAGCAGAAAGCCGAAAGGAAGCAAATGAAATATTAAGTTTCAAACTTGGCGATACGCTAATCGTATCTAACCCGATGCCTTACGCGCCACGGATTGAATATGATCAATGGTCTTCGCAGGCTCCAGAGGGCATGATTACTCCAGCAGTTAAAGCGGTCAAAGCGGCAATCACTAAAAGGGCAAATAAATGAGCATTGAAATGTTCGACATTGCGAAAGCATTTGAAGACGACATTAAGACAAAATCAGCACTTCCGCCAATTGTCTACAGCGGCATTCCCAAGGATTCGGCATCTATGCGGATTGGGCTTCGTAACGCCGAGGAGGATTTTTTAGCTAAAAGCTCTAACGCACGATCAATGCGCGGTGAGATGAATATCCAGATCTCGCACAAGCTGGGCTCTAGTAAGTTCACCATGCTCAAGCTTGCAAAGGATCTGGTTTCGCAGTATCCGCGAGGTGCTTCTTTTGGTAATGACAATTTCAAGGCGAAATTGGAATCGGTGCGAACTGGAACAATTTACCAAACAGAAGGCAATGAAAATATCAACGTGATAGTGTCATTTATTGCGTTTTCTGTTTAACGTTGTGACCAGTATCACAAAATGATAAACTCGACACGTCATAAATCAACCTAGGAGAAATGACATGGCTCTTGGCTCAGAATCAGAAATTTACAGCTCGATTGGTTCGGTGCTGTATGTTTCTGCCGCACAACCAGCAACACCAGATAAAGCTGGCTATGAAGCATTAACTTGGACAGAAGTCGGCATTGTCGGATCAATCAGTGCGTTTGGTGGCTCAACTGCTGTTGACTCTTTCAACGTGCTAAAGTCTGGCAACACCGCAAAGCGTAAAGGCTTTACTGACTTCGGCAACATGACAGTAGGCATGGCTCGTGTAACGTCCGACGCAGGTCAAACGCTGCTCAAGTCTGGCTTCGATGGCGCAGACAAAGGCAAAGTGTTTAGCTTTAAGCTGCAACATCCAGAAGGTACAGATCTCGTGCAATACGCTGAGGTTTTGGTAACTAGCTACACCACCGACCCACAAGCAATTGTGCAAGCTGAAACCGTTCTGGAAATCACCAGTCCAGTGCTTGATGCAACACCGCCGACGCCGTAATTTTGCGCCCTTGCGCCTCCTCTCTTTTTTGCGGGGGCGCTTTTTTATCTTTGATTTAGAGAGCAATCAAAATGTCATTCAATATTTCACCATTCAAAAACCGCGACCTGTCAGAGGTTTTTGTTAACTTTGTTGGCAAAGATGGCAAGCCATTGCAGTGGCTAAAAATGAGCAAGAAACAGCGCGAAGAATTAAAAGAAGAAATTGAGCTGTATCAAAAAGGCGAATACGAGGGTGACGCACTAGATAAATTCAAGCGCCCAGTTCGCATCAAGATGAAATCACCGCACACGCAAGCCTTTAACAAAGCCAAGCTGAAGCGCAAGGTCAAAGACTCAATGCTCGTACAAGGCGTTGCTAAAGAAGCGCTAAAAGAGCTTGAGGAAGGCAAAGAGATTGATGTGGCAGAGTTTGTAAACAACGCAACACAAAAGATTTGCGATACTGTACAGAACGGCGTTGCAATGATTTGCGAGCTTGCTGTTGGCTGGGAAGGTTTCACCGATGGCGAGAGCGATGCAGAGTTTGACGTGGAAATGCTGCGCGCAATCTTATCAGATCCTGACCACATCGAAGCATATACCCACATCATCAAATGCATTGATGAGAAATCCGGTTTTTTTACGGAGTAGCTGAAAAGCTACTTCTTTATGCCTCGCACCTTGGTTGGTTAAATTCATCCGTAAAGGTGAATAGATCAACACAAAAAGGCGAGGCTAGTGAGTCAAAAACAAAGCTTGAGTACTTTGGCGCTGAATCGCTAATAGCAAAAACGCCAGACCTTGAGCAGCTTGACTATCTGGCTTTTCACTGGCGCGATGTTGGGATGGTTTCTTCAAATGGCTTCGGATCTGATGCAATAGACCCGTCTAGCTTGGAGTCATATTGCAGGATTCATGGCCTTGCTGCTTGGGAGTCTCAATTGATATACGCAATGTCTAGAGCGTTTATTGATGCTAAACGCATGTTTGACGAAAAACTTTGCGAGTGTCCGTACCGATACAAAGACAAGCCAATGCTGGAATTGCAATTGCTGGCATCTAGGCCGATGGTCAAGATCGAATAGCAATACAATGACTAAAAATAAAGCCCCTATTGGGGCTTTTTGTTTTATAGGTAACTAATCTTGGTTTCTTTGATTGTCAGAGTTAGCTCTCGTGCTTGTCTGAATTTTTTACCATCTAGGCGAGGTATTTCATGCTCAGGCTCTTCGATTATATAAACTTCGCAGTTGTCAGAGATGATCTCTACCAACTCAGCAAGCTTTAGGTTTATCTCGCACTTTAGCTTTGCTATTTGCTCTTTGTGCATTTCGTTTTTCATTTTCATCTCCACCGTTTAATGATGAATTATCATACCCCTCCGCTTTCGTTTATACTGTGACCAAATTCACAAAGTGGGAAAAGACAATGACGGATATTGTGAGTATTGGGTTTCAGGTTGACACATCGCAGATAGCAACCGGAACCAAGCGATTAGATGAGATGGGAAATGTTGCCGAGTCAACAGAGAAAAGCGTCAATAATTCAATGGGCGCGATTGGCCGATCTGCTGGTCAGGTTGGTATTCAGTTGCAGCAATTTATCGGGCAGATACAAGGCGGACAGAGCGCAATGCTTGCGCTGTCTCAGCAGTCTGCTGACCTTGGCTTTGTTCTCGGAGTTCCTCTTCTTGGTGCGATAACTGGTATCGCCGCTTCTGTAGCTGGAATCTTGCTTCCATCGCTTTTTGAGGCCGACAATTCAGTTGATAAGCTAAAAGAAACAATGAGCGCACTTGATAAGATTGCGGCGCAGTCTTCATCTAGCACTTATACGCTTTCGGCAGAAATAGCACAGCTAGCAAAGGTCTCGGAAACGGCAGCAAACGCTCAGATTGCCCTCTCAATAACTGAGGCAACTCAGGCTATTAACTTGGCAAGGGATTCTGCTAGCGAAGCTATAGGTGAGCTTGATGACCTGCTAAACGGATTCGATGTTGTTTCTACGCCTGAGACAATTGAAAAACTAAACGCAGCAATGGAAAGAACTGGGCTTTCTGCTTCTGAGTTGCTAAGCACAGCTGAGCTTTACAACACCGGATTGATTCAGATAAAAAGCTTTTCAGAGTCACTAAACAAAAGCCTTGGCACTACAACAGAAGAGTCTGTGAAGTTAATTAGAGCTGTTAGCGACTTCAAAAACGGCGGCAGCGTTTCAGCTCTTGCGGAAACGTTTTCTCAAGTGTCTCTGTCAACTTCTGGAGCGACAAAAGAGTTTCAAGCCCTAGCCGTTAAGCTTAACGATCTATCACTAACGACTGAGAAGTCTGAGTCTGTTTTGCAGTTGCTAAAAAGCGTCTTGGGCGACATTAATGCAATAGGTGAAAAGTCAGTATCGGTAGTTAACGATATTGTTAGCGCCTACAAGATGAAAACCGAAGCGCTAGATGCTGATGAAACTCAAATGGCAAAGAACATTGCTATTCAAGCTCTTGGCATTGACGCGACCAAAGAAGAGATAGACGCAGTTAATCAGGCAGTTGACGCTTACTATAGAAAGCTAAATGCAATCAAAGCCGAAAGCGAGGCTCAGAAGAAAGCCGAGAAGGACAGGAAGAATGCCGCAAAAGAGCAAGAGAAGGCGGATAAGTTAGCTAGAAAAGAGCAGGAAAAGGCATTCTCTTATTTAATGTCGGCAACAAACACCGTTGACCTATTTGCCCTAGAGCAAGCAAAGGCCTATGACCAGTGGATTGAGTCAATCAGCACAGCATCAACTCAAATTGCCGATTTGCGAGCAGAGATTGAGAAAACCCAACAAGCCGTAGCAAGCGGAAAGCTAACGCCTGAAATCGGCGCTGAATACATCAAGGATCTCGAAAAACAAATCAAGTCATTGGGCAAGGCTGATAATCCGATTGTTGAGTTAATGGGCGGAATTGAGGATGGTGTTTTAGCATTCCGCGAGTTCGGCGAGACTGGCACAGAGGAATACAAAAAGCTAACACAGGCCGCTCAGGCTTTTGCGGCGGCTCAGGCTTTTGCATCTGGCAACATTTTTGCAGGCATAGGCAGTGCGCTGTCACTGCTAAGTTCATTTGGCAATAAAGACTTCCGCGACAAGAGCAAAGAGAACCAGCAAGCGCAGTTCTTGGATGAGTTTGGCGAGAAGCAGGATTCAATCTCAGTTGCTACTGAAATCACAGCTAATGCAACAGATAAGCTCGTTGGCATCAATACAAAAATGCTTGACGCCTTGGTCAACTTGCAAAGCTCAATTCTCGCCGCTGCCGGAATCGTTTCGAGAGATACGCGCCAGAATAGAATCAACACTCCGCAGTTTACCACAGGCAATTTCTTCAATGACATGGGCGGCGTGTTCAAGATTTTCAACTTTGCTGACAAGCTCACTGGCGGGATTATCGGCGGCCTACTCGGAGGCAAGCAAAGCGTAACCGACGAGGGTATTAAAATCATCGGCGGCGCTTTTAATGACCTTATTAATGATGTAACCGTTGGCGCATTCCAAAACGTAAGCTATAAAAAGTGGAGACTTGGAAGCACTAAGCATACTCAGATTTTTAGAGACCTAGGCGATGAAGTTTCGGCCCAATTCTCGCTTGTTTTTTCTGACATTCTGACCGCCGTTGCAACTGGCGCGGAAACGCTTGGCTTGTCAGATTCTGAAATTAAAAAAGCTGTAGACAAATTCAGCATTGAGACAAAAGAAATCTCGTTACGCGGTCTTAGTGCGGAAGACCAGCAGAAAGAGATCCAAGCTTATTTCTCAACCGTTTTCAACGGTCTTACAGGTGCGGTTGTTCCTTTTATTGGCAAATTCCAAAAGGCTGGCGAGGAGCTAGCTGAAACGCTTGCGCGTGTTGCTACAGAAGTTAACGTTTTTGAGCTGCTTGGGGATCAACTTGGAATTGTCATTGGAAACAAACTGGCAAATCCAGAAGCTTTTGCACAAGCAGCTAATAACCTTTCAGAGTTGGCTGGCGGTGTGCAAGCGTTTGCTGAGAAGACCAGTCAGTTTATTGATTCTTTCGCCCCTGAAAGCGTTAAGCTGGATATTTACAAGGACTCACTAACCAAAGCGCTTGGCGAGGTTGGGTTAAAATTGCCAGAAACTGCTGACGGCTTTTGGGATTTGATGCAAGGCATGGACGCAACGACAGAGGCAGGCAGGGAGCAAATTGCGGCGCTGCTTAACGCTACTGGTCAGGCTGATGCGTATTATTCAATGCTTGAGCGCATTACTGATAAATACCGAGACGCAGCAAAAGCAATGTATGAGATGGATGAAGCGACAAGAAGTATATCGCTAAATGCCGCACTCGCCGCAGCGAGAATGGGCGACTTTTCGCTTGCTGACGAGCTAAACCTGTCAGGAATTTCGCCTGATGCTGGCGACTTCTCAAGCGCATTTGAGTACAACTTAGCACGAGCTGAAACCGCAGCAAAACTTAATGAACTTGCAGATCTGCAAAGCGGTCAAGTTAGTGTTGACCAAAAGCAGCTATCTGTGCTTGAGCAAATCCGTGATAAAATATCGGGTAGCGATAATGCTGTTAAAGATGCAATTGTTTCTTTAGAGAGAAAGATGGAAAGATTGCAGACTCAAGCAAACCAGTACTTAGAAACGCTAGACCTGTCATCAAGGGGGGCATCGGCATGACAGTAAAAGTCACAAAACCAATTAAAATCACGGAGGCGGTTTTAACCGCTTCCAGCATACCAGAGCCTGACATTGATAACGGCGAAATTGAGTGGGTTAGCGGTGTCACATATCAACCTGGAGAGCGTGCGATTTTGACTACCACGCACAAGCTTTATCAATGCGTAAAGGAAACAACGGTTAGGCCAGATCTCGGCGCAACTGGTGACGCTAACGAATCATGGGTTTTGGTTGGCGCGACAAACCGCTGGGCTGCTTTTGATGAGCGAGTATTTTATGCGCAAAAGATTAGCGGAACTCAGACCTTTGAATTGTCTGTAGCTCCAAGAACAAGCGTGGTTGCGTTTCTTAACCTTGATGGGATTTCGAGCGTTAGGGTGCAAATACAAAGCGGAGGTCAGACTTTTTACGATAAAACAAAAGATACTTTCGACTTGTCAACAATATACGACCACTATACATGGTGGCTTTACGAAACCTCGCTTGTTGAAGAGCTAATTTTTGATGACTTGCCGCCGCTATCAAATGTGCAAATGCTAATCGAGATAACTGGAGATGGCAGCTTAGGGCAGATAGTTACCGGCTTTTCAAAGGTAATCGGGACGTGTTTGTCAGATACAACATCAAACACTATCAACCTTTCAACGCAGGAGTTTGACCAGTTTGGAAACCGTAAGTACATTCCGCGCCCAATCATCAAGCTCAACAAGTATGAAATCCTTTCAGAAAAAACAGCAGCGCCAGCAATTGAGCGATTATTCAAAGAGATTGCAGGTGGTAACGCCCTGTGGATTGGCGAGATAGGCGGGGATCAACTTCTAACAACATACGGGTATACGGAGCGCAGCCCAATCCCGTATACTATGCCTGACAATATCAACTATTCTGCCACAGTAAGAGGTAGCGCGTAATGGCGACGAACATCCCAAAAGTAACAGCATATGCGGGGCGAATTCCCGCATTAACTCAGCAGCAGCCTGAGTTTAACCAGAACACAGCATCCAAGCTAAACTACGACGCGCAGGTTTATGGCTCAGAAGGCGTTGGCGGTCAGTTAAATGCAACTATCGAAGCAATGAACGCAGCAGGGCTCGAGATCGAAAACAACGCAGCAAGCGCGGCATCTAGTGCGAACATTGCGCAATCGGTAATTGAAGGCGCTGGTTATAAAGGGCTCTGGCCTGATTCTGGCGGCAGCGCGCTTAAAGGTGAAACGTGGCAGACTCAGGCTGGTGGCGTGCCAACTGGTAGCTACTTCACTGCACTGCAAAATACATCTGTCGATCCGGTTAATGATGATGTTAACTGGAAGCTTGCGGTAAGTGCCAGATATGTCGCCAGCGCGCTGGAAAAGTCGCTCGGTGTTAACGCCCGCATTTGGCCGAAATCAGGAAACATAAAAGTAGGCGATGTAGTGCCATCAGCACAGCAATCATCAGACGGACTGCCAATTACGCATTTAATCGTCGATGGAAATGCTTATGCGATGAGTCCTTTGGCGAGTGGGTTGGTTTCTGATTTGACTGATACTGGCGCGACGATTGGTGGGCTCAGCGTAGAATTATACGCACCTCAATCCGGCGGCCTGCTCGACCTTTCTGATTTTATCAATTTCGACGGCAGTGATGAGACGCATGGATTTGCAAGGGCTGTAAAGATTGCAAACACATTGGGTCTGAAAATTATCTCCAGCAAAACAGGCACTGTCCGGTTAACGCCATCTTCTACGGGTATCGATTTGCAGTGCGATGTTGACATCAGAAACGTAACGATTAAACCGGAGTTTATTGATTCGTCAAAATCGTACCTATTTAGATCCACGCAAGCTATTCAAGATATAACATCGGAAGTGGACTTGACAAAGCTAACAAAGGGCGCTCACCGACTTTACTCAGTGGCAGCAAACCAGCCCATTAACAGAGTCGGCTTTGCTATCATAGAGTCAACAGCCATTGCTCGCTTTCGCTATGACAATGGGGTCTGGTCGCCTGTTTTAGCTAAACAACCTCTAACAATAGGCTCTTGGTTCGGTGATTTAAGTCAGAAGATATACTTCAATTTTGCAGCTCTTGCAGGGGTTACAGTCAAATACAAGCCACAAACCAGAAAGCTTAACATTCAGCTTGGTGATATTGACTTAACGGGCAGTGAGTTTTACTCGCTGTTTAGATGCGAACGCAATGATGTAGAGTTTGGATACGGTGAGTTAAAAGGCTTTAGCAACGCTAACAATAATGCACTTTACACGCCGTGTGAAAACTTTCAGTGCAACAACTTTACAATAAGCCGATCGACTGCTTACCAAATCGGAAGTGAGGCCAATACGGGCTATTTTTGCTTACTAAATCAGTCTGATAACACAAGAGTTAAGGATGTGCAAAACGCGGCTGGTTGGGGTGGTATTGACGGTAATTACTTTGCTCGACTAACTGTCGAGAACTCGACAGTCTATGCGGTAAGCGGGCACGCATATGCTTCTGATATTGTTGTGGTCGATTCTTACATTTACAGGTACGGCAATATCCAAGGCTACGGTAAGTACATCATGGATAATGTAAAGCTCGTATCTCGCGGCTATCCAGAGTCGATGCAGAATGACTACTTTGTCCGCGTGCGTAAAGACTACGGGTCTAGCTGGGATGGCGAAATCAAGCTAATAAACCCAAGCGTTGACGCCAAAAATGCGCTATCCAAATTTGAGTTTGTGTTTGTTGAGGGAGCAGAGACAGATGATGCGTACAGAGGTTTTGATTATAACTACATTCCCGATGTGCTTGTACAAAATCCAAGATTCAGATCGGATGAGAACACATCTACAGTGACGAGCGTGTGGGTCATCTCTATGGAGTCTGGCGAATCGACGAAAGATTGGGTTAGATACACGTATTTACCGCGCACTCTTACTGTAAATGATGGTGATATAAAGGCGGCGAATGGTGTCAGAATCAAGTCTGTGCGCAACAGAATCGGACGATACGACGGTATGGTTTTCTTGACTCGCTCTAGATATCTAAACATCAACGTTTCTGACATTTCTGCGGACGTGCCGCTTGAGTATGCCTCAAGATGGTCTGAGGTGGATTCGATTTATGGCATTGAAATCTTCCCGCTTATTAAGTCCCAAAAAGTTCGACAAAAGGTCATTGCAAGAAATGCTGACTGGCATGGAGTTTACTTGCGCACAACGCAAAACGTTGACATAACAATAAACGACTCCAATGTCGTTGGCCCGTATCGGGGTAGCTCGGCTGACGCGGGGAACGTTTACACGCTAGATAGCGATAGTAAGTTTAAGATTAACGGCGGTCGAGTTATTAAGATGTGGGACTTGGGTTCTAATTTTGCATCTCAAGTAATTCGCACTTACATGCGAGGGGTTACGTTCGACTGGGCCAGCTACTTCACTGGAGTTAACGCCAGCACGCTTGATCCTATGTACCATGCGACATTTCAGGCGCAGGTAGCTCTGATATGGGGCTGTGAATATGCCGCTCCGCGATTCAGTAATGATAGCGTCTCTGGTGTGCTAACAGATCACGCCAATGAAGGTTATAGCAATTCTTCTGGACTTTCGGCTATCCAGATGCCAATACCAGCACCGTAATTCACCAAGCCCCAATCGGGGCTTTTCTTTTACTCTCTATTCAATATAAAGTCGTTACCGCCGTGTTGGCTTTTGATAGTCTGCGCATTAAAAAGCCCCTATCACAGGGGCTTAATTTTTTAAAACTCTTCAACTTCTTGCGGTGGGGTTTGGGGTGGTTGCTCAACTGACTTAGATTGTTGATCTGGCGCTTGTGCTGGGGTGAATCCAGACTTTACGACCGCGCGCTCGATCTCTTGAGGCTTTTCAGATTCGGCAATTTCATCAAACGCTTGAGCGCTTGACCAGAATTGGCGCTTTAACGGCTCCATTTTTGCTTGCATGTGCTGTGGCATTTTTAGCCACTCAGCTTTAAGCGACTCAGTGCCCGAGCTTGCCGCAAACTGCATTTTATTTTTCCAGCTCTCAAGCTCGGTGTCGATCTTCTCGCCAGAGTTAACCCAATCAATAAGTGCGCGACCATGAGACTCATTAAGGTATCCATTTCCATTGCCAAACACTGAGCGCAATGCCTCTGGCATCTTAATGAAAATCTGCTCACGCCCTTGATTAAGCATCATCATGCTGGCAGTCATTTCAAACAAAACATTCTTTTCGCAAATTGGCTGTATGCCAAGTGATACTGGCTTGCTTGGGTTTTTGAAGTCCATCTTTTCACGGGCGCGTAAACACAAAATGATGTGCATATCAGACTGAAGCATGGCATTCATAAACTTTTTGTGCTCAGACTTGGCTTTTTTCCAGTCTGCCATCTTTCCGCCACGAAGAAGTGGGGCGTTTGCGATATCTTCTAGGCCGCCATCGCCTTCGTGCTCATGGCTTCCAGAGTCGATAACTAAAACCTTAACGCCGGCATCCTGAAACTCTTTTATTGCTTCAGCATAGCGTGACGGACTGAATGGCGCATAAAGATCGCCAATCATAAAAGCACCATCAAGAATATCTGCGTATAGAGATCCGCGCTTGTTTTCCGTGTCAAGAAAACCGATTTCTTCTGGCTTATCGACCATGCCGCGAGCTAATTTTAGTGCGGTGTAGGTCTTGCCCTCACCTGACTGCCCAGCGATACCAATTACAACGCGAGAGCCAGAGCGCACTGCTTTACGAATGTTTAGAATTGACATTGTTTCTTCTCCTTCAAAAGTTGAAAAAATAATACCGCGACATGCGCGGCATTACTGTTAAGTTGATCACATTTATAAGTTAAACATCCAAGGTTCGACGCTTAAATCTGTCAGCCATTCGCCTTGCGCATAGTCGATAACCGTTCCTGCATCTTGGCAAGCAGCCCACAAACCAAACGCCTTTTCTAGTTGCGCCATGCCAATATCAATCATCTCTTGCGTCATGGTAAAGCCAGTGCATACGTATGGCGCTTTCTTTGACTGCCCAAGAATATTAATCACCGGAAACACACCGGTTAATTGTTCGTAAACCAAGGCGTTGAACACTTCTTTCATAAAGTACCCGTTGCGAGCTGATGCACGAACGAGATCGGCAGGTTTTGCGCTTGATGCGGTTTTGTAGTTGGTGATTGACTGCCCGTAAATAATATCTGGTCGAACCTTCACCTTCACCTTGCGCCCGAATAGCTCGCACTCGCCAACAATAGACGACTCGCAAATCCCGTGATTAATAAACTCCGCATAATTCGGATATGACATAAGCTGTCGGCGCATTGCTTTTGCCATGTCGTACTGACCAAAAGGAATCATTGTGCGATCTGGGTTTTGCTCGGCAAGCTTTGCGATCTCGTTTTTCTCAATCCTTGCCTCTGGCTCAGCCTTGAGAAGCATATCCCAAAGCTCTTGGCCTGATTTTGTTGAATATCCAGTAATGCCAAGCTCTTTAAGTCTTGCCTTTATTGCCGTGTCACTAGTAAGCGTTTCCTCATCCGGCTCAAATCCGCGATAATAGAGCTCGTCAAAGGTCGCCATCTCCAATACTTCCGAGTGAACCGCAGAGCCTGTAATCATGGATTTAGTTTCTTTTTTCTCGCCGTAGACATACTCAGCAGGGCAAGTGTCGATATAAGCCCAGAGCTCAGAGCCTGATAAGTAATCTGCGTACTCTTCGCCGTGGTACACTGATTCAGGCAACTCGGCGGCCGTTAGGTGTTTTAGTGTCATTTAAATATCCACCTTGCAAATGTATGAAGCACCAACGTTTCCAATGCGGAAGTAATAAGCGTAATCGACCTTATCCATGCGCTCGATGATTTCTTTTGTTGCAATCATCATGCAATTAGGATGATTCACAATCACATCACCATCCACAAGATCGCTATGCTCAGTTAACTTTTCTGCCTGTGGAAATTTGGCTTTTATCTCGATGTAGTTTCTTATTTCTGAGTTCATTTTATTTCTCCAAAATAGTCAAACTGCACTCAATCACAGCATTAGCGCCAACGTTGCCAGCGCGGTTTAAGTAGAAGGTGCTTATGTTTGTTTCGAGTATCAGATCGTTTTCGTCTGCCAGTGCGCAGGCTTCCAGTAGCAGGCGGTGAATTTCCAAGTTGATTTTAGTTAGTTCGTCCATGCTAAAACTCCGATGACTGAATTGGTACGGCAAACTGTTTTTGCAGTTCGTCGCCATCGTACTTGTAGTTTCGAGCATAAACAAAGCCAATGAACTCATCGCATTGCCCATACTTAATGTCGCCACAGTAGTCTCCAGATTCTTTTAGCATTTCAATTAGCTTTTCGTGTTGCATAATATTTCTCCAAATATTCAATCCATGCGACCTTAGCCGCCTCAAATCCCAACGCAATACATACTACAGCGCCAAGCTTTTGCTGTCTGTGAAGTAGTTCACATTGCTCTAAAAAATGCTCTTTCCTGTCGCGACTGTTCAGCGACTCGCTAATGTGCTTCTTTTTCATCTCAAGCAGGAATGGCGGCATCCCGTTAGCGCCAAGGAAAATCCAATCAGCAAGGCGCGGCATGTAACCCTTGTTGAGCATTTTTTGATAGTGCGCGTGACTTTCCTTGTTGTTATCTGGCTTCCACTCGTTAGCGGGATGAAAGCACATAGGCGCAAACTCTGGATAGTTAAAAATCACCCATTGATGAAAGGACGACAATTCGCCGTCCTCCGCATTGCATTTGCCTCTCAGCGATGTGTCTCCATAAATCCTAACACCAAGCTCACTGGCGCGGGTTAGGCAGTAGGGGAGGGTTGGTTTATTCATTGTAGCGACAAAAGCTCCTCTTCAATCGTAAGCAGAATGGAAATGCTATTTTGATTGCTTTTCATAAGACCCCTGACAACAGCTAGCGCCTCATCAATAGCCATATCGTATGCAATCTCTGCTAAGTACATTTCAGGTCCGCTTGGTGAAAAGCCCTCTGCCTCAATTAATTTATCTTCGCTTTTTGTGTTCATAATCACTCCAAAAACAATTTCCTTGCGATCAGGTCAAACCCGCGCTCATTTTTACGGTGCGTCACTTGATACGGCTTGCGTACTTCGTGCGCGTGCTTCATTGCTTCGTGAACATCATAGCAGCGATATAGTTTATTAACCGTGACCTTGCTCACAACGTGCTGCTGTAGGAATTGATACCACTCAGCGCGACGCCATTTTTCTTTCGATTTGATGTCGAATATTTGCTTCGGCTTCGCGCCGTTTGCCAGCTCGTATTGAGCGATCAGCTTGTCGGCTGCTTTGGTTAGCCCGAAGCTGAAACCAGTAACGGGTATTAGGTCGTCTTTGGTGTAATGCTGGCCGTTTAGACCTTCGCTTGGGTCATCTAACCACTCGTTACAATGGCGGCAAACCTTTGCTCTAGTGTCGTTTTTAGTACCACATCCGCGAGAGATAATTAATCCGTTAGGCGCTCGTCTATCAACGCAAAGATTGAAGCTGAAAAAGTGCTCACATCGCTGTCCATGCTTGTCTCGACCAATGCAGCGTCTTGCGCTTGTGCTATTTTCTGTCTCGCAAGCAGGGCAAATCATTGTCGGCTTATTCTGCGCTTTGTCCTCTTTTGCTCGGCACTCGTCGAGGATTGCGTTTTCGTACAAGTCCATCATTTCGTCAAGCGTTCCACTGTAGTCAAGGACTAGATGATCAAGCTTTACCAGTCCGCGCTCTTCGTGCTTTGGCTTTAGCAGCCGCATTCCGCGCCCAAGAAGCTGCACAAGCAAGGTTAGTGAGCCAATTCTGCGCAGGATTACGCTTGTATCAATGCAAGGCTCGTCGTAGCCTGTTGTTAGACAGCCTACTTGAAGCAAGTACTTAGCCTCACCATTTGCAATGCGCTTCAACTCTGCATCATTGATTTTCTTTGCTTGCCCAGAGTGAACAATGGCTGATTTGCCTTCTGGCAGATGCTTTGCAACCTCTTTGCAATGTTTGACACCGCTGCACGTGATCATCACTGCGTTTCGGTTTTCTGTTAACCGCACAACCTCGTCACAGATTTTCTTGAGCTTCGGCACATCGGCAATCATGCTCTTTTCCATTTTGGCTAAATCCGCCGCGGAATAGTCAGCCGTGCCGTTTTCTGACTTAATGCCGAACTCAGACAGATCGTAATCGAGCGACTTATCATGGCCGACCTGTGCGCCGTAAATTGTTGGCACTAAAAAGCCCATTCCTACAAGAGTGGCGGTGTCTATCGTGTAAAGGCATTCTTTCCAAATGTCACCGATGATTGACATTGTGTGTCTATAGGGCGATCCGGTAGCTCCAATAAGCACGACTGGATGATTATGCTTCTCAATGCATCGCTCATTTAGCTTGAGCAGGATTTGCATGTATTGAGTTTCTTCATTATCCACTGGCACTTGGTGGCACTCATCGACAATAATCGCTCTTGGTGCGTAATCAGCCCAAGCCTTCCCATCTAGCGCTCTCGCCGCTGTCGCTTCATTGCTTATGATTACTCCTTTGTCTTTGTAGTGCATGGCTTTGCTGTATGATGCTGAATATACGCTGTTCTTTACGTCCATATCCCAGAAAGTCTCGGAGTTTTGCTCTACCAACTTCAAGTCACGAGCAAGACAAAGCACTGGCCAGCCCATTTCAACAAATCTGTTGCAAAGCGCACCCATTATCGCCGTTTTGCCAGCACCAACAGATGCTTCGATAAATGCGCCAGTTAGTGACTTGTTTTCCTTCCATTGCTGCGGAAGCTTGCGAATGTAACCACCTGCAGATTCATAACCTTCTGCTTGATATGGCCGAAGTTCGTAAGTGCCGTATTTGTACTTGTTCACTTTTCAACCTCCTGCAAAATATCAGCGCCAACATCAAGAATTATGCTTGTGATGAATGAAACGCCAGCCACGGCAAGCATTCCATTGGATTGCGCAATAATTCCGAATATCAGCGCAACCGCGCACACAAAAAAGTGAAAGGTTCCGAAGTTTCTTGTTCTTTTACTTTTCATCGCTCCACCTCCGCCCACCACTCAAGCAGCTCTGCTTCGGTGCATCGGTTTGAATAAACATCATCCCTTACGTAATCTTCGCTTTTGTAGCTATTGAGTCCAAAGCTAATCAAGCAAAAACCACCTTCGTGCATTGTTACGCTAGAAAAAATCCCCTTGCGAGCCAGTGCCACAGAGATGCGCGACATGATGATGAATTTGCGCTCTAGCTCTGTCATTGCACCGCAAAAAGATTCAGAATTGCGCACTCCGCGGGTTAGACATTGCTCAATAGGCGCTGTGGTTAGCTTTTCTTTTACAACAACCATGCGCTTATCTAGCGAACTGGTGTCTAGCGATGGCTCATTGCCTGCAATTTTGATTTCAATGTTATCTGTATTCATTTGATTCATTCCTTGTTTGGTTGATGTGGCAATTAAACCACTTTCGACCTTGTGCGTCCGTGATGCGCCTCACAAAATTAAAAACCCGCACTGGGCGGGCTTGGTTTTATTTCATCGCATTCTCAAAATACCGCCGATCCCAGTCCGTCACCTCGCGTGGCGATACATGCCCACGAAATTCATGACTTGCCTTGTTGAACGGAAAGTCAGTTAGCACTGTCGATGTTGGCTGATTTCCCTTCATTATTACGCAAACACTGCCGCCAAGATCTGAGACGTGAGCGACAAAGTCAAGCGCTATTGATGATGTTATGCACTCGTATTTAACCAGCATTTTTAGTCTCCTTGCGGTAATTTGTTTTGTCTACGATGGCGAGCCATTTATATGCAAGTTGTAACTTACTAAACCCTTCGATTGAGTAACAAGTTGCATCATGGCTTGATGTGTTTGTGAACTCACAATACAAATCATAAGCCGCTTCAATCCGCTCACGCTCTTCGCGCTGCTGTGGGGTTTCTGGTTTTCTAATCCAAGCGTCATTGCAAACAGTTACAAAGCTATAATCATCAGATAGTAAAACGCAAAGCTGACCACTCAAGCCGACACGAGCAACGCAATTCATTGGCATTAGGTGATATTTCATGTTTTCTTGGTAATCATTTGGATTAGCAACGAAATAAACACATCTCTCGCCAACGCTGGGAAGATAAAAATGTCTATTCAATCCACCCCACTCGAATGACGCAATTTTAGCTTTACTATCCGCACCACCAAAACTCTCAACCTGCTGCGGCGTATTATCAAACTCAACTCGACAGCTAGGCTTTAGCTCGTTGCGATCGTCGTCGGTTGTGCCGATTTTTTCTTCTAGAGTAGCGGCGCGGAGGATGTGAACATTTTCGTCATCACGATCTCTTCTGTTAAAATTAACGCAATAGTAGCCATTCTCCCCCATTGTTCCTACAGATCCGTAAGTGGTTAGAACGACATCACCATCCGCAAGCAAATGCCCAGCATCAAGAAAATCAGCAAGCGTCATGCAGTAGTTGGCGGGGTTGCACTTTTCCGCATCGCATGAAAGATCCGTAAATCTGACAAAGTCACCGGCATTATCGCAAGATGCAAAACCACGGCCTCCCTTTAGCTTGTATACCTCCATTTCTGGATTAGCAATTTTTGCCTCTTGATATGTGTTATAAGTTTTCATTATTTTAACCCCACTGGCTCATATTTATCCTTGCTCACCACTCGGCGGTGAACGCTTGTAACATTGCCGTTAATGGCAATTGATTGCTTGTTGTGACGCGCTGCAATTTCCCAGATACGGCCTTGCCCCGTGTAACTATCAGCATTGCTTCCAGTAAATTGCTGATATGCGCGTGTTTCTTTGATGCTCATTTTGTTACTCCTATTTCTCGCCACGTGCTGCTGCTAGGCAAGCATTTGCCTCATATAACATTTGTTGCTCTTCTGGCGTTTCTGCGATTTCTTCTAGATATGAAACCAAGCGCTTTAGGTTGTTGTACATCTTGTCAGCCTGCACAAGATTGTGTGATTGCTCTGGCTTTGCGACAATTACCATTGCTTCGTTAACGCCGTTGCATGATACAAATTGACAGAATCCAACCGGAAACTTCTGTAGCATAACGCCAATAAAATCACTGGTTACATCCTTTTTACCAGAACGCGCAATGCCTGTTTTTTGGTTTACTGTTGCCCAGTAAACTCTATTGCTAAGCTCGCTATAAAATAAACCTGTTTTTAAGTCACTCATTTTGTTGCTCCTTTGTTTTCGATGTTCCAACTATAACCGCCATCACCGGGCTTTTCTGTGCTGGTTGTCACAGTTTTAGATCTTCAAGCAATTCACTGAATGACATTCCGCATGGCGTAAGGCGCGACTCAGCTCTGGCCTGGTAAAATTCTTCGGCGTTGATGTATTCGCCTGTTGTCACGCTTAGTGCAAAAAGGTTTTTACCAAAACAAAACCACTCCCAATCATAAAAAGGCATAGCAACAAACTGCCCAGCATACTCCGGAAAATCTGGCAAATTCGCCAGCATCCACTCAATTACTTTCTGTTTTTCCATAGTTACTCATCAAACCCCTTGTAAACATCATCAAGATGACCTCTTATTTCCATTCGCCTCAGCGCGGAATACATGTAAGATCTTTCTGCTGACTGGTTTCCTACGAATGGCTTATTAAAATGAAAGTAACCATTATCAGGCCAGCCGTGAACCTTGCGAATCTGCTTTTCAGTTGCATATAGCAATCCCCATCCATCTGGCAGTTCATCAACTGATATTAAGCCCTTGGGGCAAAGATAGAATCGCCAGTCTCCCATTCCTTTCTCTGGCTCTTGCCTAAACCACTTTTTTGCATCAGAAAGGAAATCAGATCTAGAAACTTTGACCTCAATCAAACATGTTGCTGTTGAGCTTATTCCAAAAGCATCAGGCTGCTCGCTTGTTGGTGCAAATCTATCATCAAAAGCAACATTGAAACCGTTATTTCTTAAAAACTGCGCGGCTCTCATGCACAGATCGTCATGCTCTTTACTTGCCATTTTCTTTCCTCGCATCCATGTACTCAAACGGCTTCCACAGTCGTCGGTTTACAGTTCGATTTTTTGGGTTGAACATCAATTGATCTAGTTTAATGCTGTCCGCCTCTTGCACATCGTCTATGCTCGAGCAGATAACCACTGGCGGATGCCATTCTTGGCCTTCTACGCTTATATTTTTCGCCACATCCCACAAATTCGCCACGTCATAACAGCAGTGCACCATTTTCCCAGTGAAAATCGCAGCGTGCGCCGCTACGAGAGGCGAAACGGCAACATATGACCGTTTACCTATCTCTGAGCCAAAAACGCTGTAAACGCCGCTAGGAAGCGTTTTATTGCCAGCCGTGGTTTGCCAGTTGCCGTCTGCGTCAATCATTGCGAAGTCGAACGGCTCGTTATTTTTGTTTAGCAGCGGCACAAGGGCGTTTTCGCCGTGCTTGAGAATGTCAAGCATGTTTAGCCCGTTGACTCTTTGCCATGCGCTCAAGTCAACGGTCGCGGCTTTTTTGATGGAATCGTATATTTCAGGGTCATAGGTGTACCACTTTGGAACTGTGATTGAGTGCTGATATTCGCGCTTCAAAACCTCACGGCGCTCGGTAGGTATCATGTTTAAGTGATTGCCAACGTCGTTTATCGCATCAAAGAAGCTCAGCCCGGTTAATTCCATTAGCATCTCAATGCCGCTTCTGCTTCCGCAATGGTTGCAATAAAAAGGCTTATCAAGCTTAGTGCCGTTTGTTGGTTTTCTGAGCCTAAAGCGAGTTTTGCCGCCGCACAGTGGACACGGATGCTCTTTTCTGCTGTCGAATATTTCAGGGTTGACGCTGGTCAAGGCCGTGAGTATTTCTACCCACAAGCCTTCTGCTGCTGGAAGTACGTCTTCCTTTGCGTGGTTCATATTAGCCACCAATACGCTC